ATTTCTATTGTAAATAAAAATCTTTTTTTCTATGAATAATTTAATTATTGAAAATATCTAAACTTTAATTTTATGATATTTTTTAACTTTTTCATATTTCTTTTAATTCTTATTTTTATCATATTTCTTACATCAGTAGCCAACAAGTAGCCAACAAAAAATTAATTTAATAAATTAACTGCTTTTCTAAGCTCTTCAATGTCCTTGTGGGTATAAACTTCTTCAGTCATTTTAAAATCTGTATGTCCTATCAATTTTATAATGCTTGTGCTATTTGCATTAGCATTATTTAGAAGTGTAGCGAATGTATGCCTTGTATCGTGGATGGTATGTTCTTCCACATTAAGTAAATTAAGCATAGTTTTAAATTGCTGAAAGAAATTAGCATAATTATAATGTCCACCTTGTTTATTGAACAAAAAATATTCTTTAGAATAATCTATATTATCTCTAAATAGATGTATAACCTTTTCAGATATAGGAATTTTTCTAACTCCTGCAGTTGTCTTACTTTCAACTATAGATAGTACATTTCTTTCTAAGTCAATATCTTTAGTTTTTAAGTTCATAAACTCGCTTATTCTAAGACCTGTATAAATCAAAATTAAAGTTGCATAAGTCATTTTTTTTATAAATCTATTTTCAGAATCTAAGTTATCAAAGAGTATTTTTATTTCATCAGTAGTAAAAATTTTTCTTTCAACTATCTTCTCATTTTTTCCTAGTTCAATAAATTTAATACGATTAGTTTCTAAAAACTCATTTTTCAAAGCAAATTCAAATATCATATTTAAAGCACTTCTAAGAACAAATTTTGAGCGGTAAGCACTTTCTAATTCATCAAAAAACTTTTGTAATGTATATAATTTTAACTCTTTTATCTTAACGTCATCAAAAACTTCTAATTTCTTTAGTTGATTATTTACATTTTTCAAAGTAACATTAGATACTGTTTTAGAATAACTAGAATACCATAAATCTTTTACATCTTTAAAAGTCTTACCACTGTACAAAGTAGGGTTATTCAAATATCCTAGTAACTCAGCTTGTGCCTCTTTTCTAGTTTCATATGTTCCTATAATTTTTCTCTTTTGCTTTCCATCTACAAAGCCAACTGTAACTCTAGCTATCCAGCATTTCCTCCTTTTACCTTTTTGCTTGTATATTGATCCTAAACCATTTTCATTTTTCATTTTATCCTCCTTTAAAAAAAGAGGGAGTTTATATAATATTACTCCCACTTTCAAGAATTGTAAATATTTTAATTACTTGGATAATATTCGTGGAAAAGTTTTTTGCTAATTTTTCCACTTGAAAGTACTTTTACATCTAATTTATTTTTTTTACAATGTATTTGATTAATTTTATCTATTGTTCTATAAGCTGTGGCTCTAGAACATTTTAAAAGCTCCATTACTTCCTTAGCATTGTATGTTAAAGCTTCCATTACTCGACCTCCATAAACTTATAACTGTTATTTTCTTCGTTGCCTTTAAATAATTCATCAAAAAATTCTATTCCATTTCCATAAATAGATTTTATAAATCTTTTATTATTTGTTTTTTCTTCTCTTACAAGTTGTCCATCTTTAAAGTAAACATAAACTTTTAAATTAAAATTTCTAGCAACCTTTTTACCTTGTAAGATTAGTTTCCTAGCTTCTTTGTAATTTAATTCTTTCATTAATTCCACTCCTTACCTATTCTCTCTAAATTCTTATTAAATTTTTTCCAGTAAATATCTAATATATCATTTTTTGTGTATCCATATTTATTTGTAATAACCATTAAATCTAATATTAAGAATTTTAAATAATCATAATCCATAACAGGACTTCTAACATCAAAAATAACATCTAAAATCCCAATATCACCACTGTATGCTGAATTATCATCTTCAAAAAATTTTAGTAATTCTTTTTTTTCAAGAGTTGTAATATCTCTATTTTCGTAAGAATAATTTACTAGTTGAGCAGCAAAAAACCATATATCCGTAAGTTCTTCAAGTTCTTTTTCTTTATTATAATTTAGCTTTTTCCAAGTTTTATGACTATCTTTCGTCTCCTCATCAAATTCTATACACTCAGCAATTAAAGACTTTTTAATATCTTTAATGCCTCTGCTTCTAAAACTACAGATTTTATTATCTAAATATTTTTGTAATTCAAGCATATCTAAAAAATTTTCAGGCTTTTTAATCTCCATTTTCACACACTCCTATATGATATCCAACTATCTCTATATCATCTCCATATATTTTTTTTAAATCTTTTTTTAATTCTCTTTCAGTTTCTTCAAGTTCATCATCTGTCATGTAGTAAGGCTTGTATAATTCAGCTTTTATTGTTCTGTTTAATTCAAAACCTTGTATTTTTACAGTTGCAACATATTCAATCATTTTCTCCTCCAATCTTTCCATTTCTAACTCTTTCCCAGAACTCTTGCCACTCTTTGCTATCTATAACTTTTTGTGCTTCTTCTTCTGTTTTGAAATAATTACCTAATTCGTAAAAAGACTCTTTATAGCTTCCATAGTCATCTTGAGTAGTTGACACTTCACCATTTGCATAAATACAAAAGAATCTTTCATGAGGTGCAGCTCTCCACCTATAAGGTATTCCATATTTTTTATTTACAAAATCAACAAATTCTTTTATTTTTTTTATTTTTTCTTGAGTGTAACAATAAATGCTTTTATCTGAAATAATAATATCATCACCTAAAAACAATACACGTTCTTCACTATTGTATGGGCTTTCTTCACTACTACAATTATATTTTTCAACATCTTCTTTATAAAAACCATCTGCAAAAAAATCATCGTCTAATTTTTTAATTCTTACTGCTATCTTATCAAATACATTTTGATATTCTATCTCTAAAACATTTTCTTTTTCCATTTTATCCTCCAACTTTAGATTTTTACGACTGTTTCCAAAATAGAAATAGTCGTTATTCTTCACATAATTTTAAAAGTTTTTCTTTAACTTCATCAAAATTAATTAATTCTGAAGAATTAGAATCAGCATTCTCTCTTACATAGATATATCTATCAATATCATAACCACAACCATCTCCATCACTATAAATAACATCTATTCTATTTTTCCAAATAACAAATCTTTTAACTTTTTCAACATTTATTAAATCATACAGTCCATCACCAAATTCAAAGTTTATATATTTCATCTCTCCTCCTTAAATGCTTGAAAGTGTCCTTTATATATTCCTTTCAATTCTTTCACTTGTTCAGGACTTAGATATATTCCTGCCAAGTGATATTTTTTCATAAAATCAATTCTTGAAATACAGTTATCAGCTTCATCGTGATGTTCTCTACATAAGCACATTACTCTATAATTTAGCCCTGTATCACTTTTATATCCTGAACTTCCTACCCTGTCAAAATGTTGTAACTCTCCAGGCTTTCCACATATACAACATATTTTCTTTTTTAAAGTCGCATATATAAAAGCATCGTGATAGTCTTGAGCAAATAAATCTCTTATTTCCATTCTAAGTGGTATCTCCCAATAGATAGCCATTTCAAATAGCCATTTAACAAAGCCATTAGCTTGTTTCTGTGTTAAAGCATTCAATGATAAGCTAAAGCCTCCGTTTTGAATTGCTAGGCTCTGTAATGCTCTTATTACATTGCTAGTCAATTCATCTACTGTTAGATTATCCTTATTCATTAAAGAAGAAATTAGGAACGTTTGAGCGTTTTTAACAGTGTCAAAACCATCGTAGACTTTTACAAATTTAGCTTTCATTACTTCCTTAGTGTAAGCTAATTCTATAAAGCTTGGCTTTGCTCCTGCTTCATTCCCTTGCCAAAAGTTAGCAAAATCATCTAAAAGCCAATATATTAATTTTTGTGTCTGTCTTGTGTATCCTAATTTTTCCATTTAATTTACTCCTATCTTATTTTTTTAAAAAGGAAATTCATCAGAATTCAGATCCGTTTCATTTGCTCCTGCTTCTATTTCCTTGTTTTCTTTATCTTTTTTACTTCCACAAAACTCAACTCTTTCAATCATCACAGATGTTTTATACTGTTTCTTTTCTTCTTTTTCAAAAACATCTACTTTCAAATTTCCTTCAAGTAGAATTTCTTGTCCTTTTACAAATCTTTCAGCTATTAACTCAGCTATTTTCCCAAAAGCTGTGCAGTTAATAAAATCAGTACTTTTATTATCCTTGCTGTATCTATCAACAGCAACATTAATGCTTGTATAACCTATCCCAGACTTTCCAAATAGCAAGGCAGGACTATTAGTAATCCTACCTTTTAAAATAACTATATTCATTAATTCACCTATCCTATCTTTAAATTTTTATTTTCAACTAATCTAGCACCTTGAACTTCTTCTCCAGCTTTTAGAGCAACTTTAATTTTTTCCTTAGATATTTTTTCAGTTGTTACAACTTCTATAAATTTCTTGTCTATCAAACTTTCATCATAAATTTCAGTACTTGTAGACTTAGTAAATTTAATATTTCCTAATGTAGTTTCTATTTTTTCAATGCCATTTACTAGCATTGCACTCTTAATATAAGTCTTAAACTTATCCAAATTCTTTTTTAAACTATCTTTCATACCTTGTAGTCTTTTAATTTCAGTATCAAGAGCTTCAATAGTAAGCTCTTGATTTCTAACAACTGCTATTACATTTGCTGATTTATCTTTTAAATCTTGTGTTAGCTCCTCAGTCCATATTGCTAACTGATTTTTATTCTCAGTCATTTCTCCAGTTTCTGCATTGATACCTTGTTCTAAATATTCCATTCTTTCAATATAATCTTTTGCTACATCATAAAAATTCATAATTTTATCCTCCTATTTCTTAAATATTTTTTCACAAGCTTCTTTTAGTTGTTCTGTTGTCATTTCCCAAAGTTCATTGACATTATAAGCACTCAAAACTTTCTTTAACTTATCGCTTGAAAGACTTTCTTTTAATTTTTCAATCATACCCTCTTTACTGTTTAAGAAAGTTTGTTTCTTTTCTTCCTCAGTTTTAGCTTCTTCTTTTCCGTGTGTATTTGTGCTATCGCTATCCTTAGTATCATCTATCATAAACATACCATTTAAAGCATATTTACGAGCATATGATGAGCTTGCTCCTGTTATTTGACTTCCATCCATCCCCTTTTTTGTTTCTTCTTCTCTTGCAAGTGCTGATGTTTCAATTATTTCATCAGGCTTTTCTGTATTTACAAGAATTATTGTAGCTTTTACATAATTTCTTGTATTTACTTCAATAACATCATCTTTAATAAATAATGTTAGTTTTAACTTATCTAATACAGGTTTTAAAGCTTCTAATATATCCTCACAACTTCTATACTTGTATTTACCAAAACTGTTATATTGCCCTTTAGGTGCTTTTAATTCAACTTGTGCTTTTAATAACTTTTCATATATATTCATTTTTATCCTCCTAGATTAAATCGTCAAAATCATATAATTCAACGTATTTTAAATATAATTTATATAACCAATTTAATTTATACTTTAAAACTTCCTTGATAGAAGCTTGAGCATAATTCTCTTTTATCATCATTCAATATTCCCCTCCCACATCTCTAAGACTTGTATTATTGCTAAGGCTCTCTTTAATGAAAGCCCTTTTAATTCTTCTTTGTTCCAATATTTATCTAAAATAGTTCCTTTTAACATTTTTATCCTCCTATTCTTTTTCTATCCATTCTATCTCTAACAATGCTAATTCAAGTCCGCCATTAATTCCTACTTTTGTATTATTTGAAATATCTTTTTCTTTCATTTCTTCTATAACTTTTTTTATGTTTTCTTTTAATTTTTCGCTATCTATATAAGCCATATTCTCTAGCCTCCTTAAATATTTGAGTTAAATCTAACTCGTAATTTTTAAATAAAGCATTTAGATTTTCTAACTTAGAAGCTAGATCCTCTATATTTTTTATTATTAAAGTTCTTTCGTGCTGATCCTCATATCTATCATTTAAAGATAGAGTTATAAAATTATCTGAATAATCAGTATT